AGCACCTCGTACTCCCTGCTGTCCAAACCTTATTGTTTTTACTTTTGATCCCACCTTAGCAACCACAACATGTGATTTGGTGGGATGACCGGGAGTTCTTTTTGGTTTGTTATAACCAGACACTCCTGCCTTTGCAAGCCTTGAATCTTTCTTTTTTCCTTTTTTATTAGCTGGCATAGCCTAAATTTTTTCTCATTTTTTCTGTATTTTGTTGTATAGACTGAGTTGACAACTCTACATCCGTTCTCTTTCCTAGATCAGATGTCATCCATAGATTTGTAGTGAATTTACTTTCAGAAGCTTTTTTACCGCAAGATTTACAGTAAAACCAACCTTCTTTATTGTCTTCGTTGCAATGCATGCATTTTTTCATAGTTTCTCCTTTTTAGGTTTTAGGGGCTGTCTTTTATTGACAACCCCTACAGTACCTAAAACTGTTATCCTTATTTATTCGGATTAAGATGTTTGGATACCATTATTGATACCAGACAATGAGCTTCCTACGTATTCACCGCCTACAAACATAAGCTCTACATAGTCACCTTTTTGTGCAGTTGTGTCTAAAATAACATTAGAAACTTGAGTTCCTGCTGTTGAATTAGCCTCATCGCCACCAGCATCTTTTTGTACCAAGCTAATTATAGCACTTCCAGCCGCTATTGTAATGTCTCCAGTTGGAGTTTCTTCCTCAACAATAAACTTATAGTAAACACCGTCTTCGCCAGTAGATGCTGTTGGTAGAGTAATTTCATATGCTCCACCAGCAGAGCCACATAAAAAGACTTTGCCACTATCGTCATTTGTTAAGGTTCTAGCCGCTACGATTTTTTCAACCTTTTTCTTTAAGCCAAAAGTTGAACCGCTACTTTCGTTAAGAAAATCACTTCTCATCTTAGACTCCCTCTAGGTTAAATAGTGCATGTGACTCAGGAAGAGTTACTTCAAGACCAGCTTCGGTCAAGATCATATCTTTCCTTAAATCCTCATCAGCACCTTGTACGTTAGTCATAACTTGCGTATCACGATTGATACCGTTACCGATCAACGGACGATATGCCAACTGAGTCATGTCAGCCATAAGCATAAAACCAGATGCAATACCTCTAAACAATGGCTCCTTTACAAGATTCAATGTTCCGTGTATTGTATCAATGACCATTACAGAATGACCAAATGATCCTTCTCTAGAATCAAAATTCATCCTAAAAGGCATATTGTTTGCTGAGCCTATAGAAGCATCAAGGAACTTTCCATCACCTAGTTTGTTGAAGAATGTGACTACTGGTAAACTACATAGAACCAGTTTTTCTGACATTCCACCCCTAGCAGGATCAAAGATTACCTCAAGGTCTCCAAGCAATCTATCGTAAGTTAGGTTTGCCTGTGATACACTTCTATAGTAAGCACTACCAGATGCATAGCTGAAATCATCTGTTCCAGTTTTTGGAGATACATTTTTCACAATGTGCCCTACTAGACCTTCAGTGTACTGGATGCCACCTACACGAGCTTTTTGACCGAAGAGCATAGCTCTTTCAATATCAATTTTGTGCTCACGTAGTTTAGTAGCCCAGATACGATTCCACTCTTCAGCATACCCACGATAGCGAGTTGCATAAGCAGTGTTTGTCATCTCTGCCGCTGTTTTAAAAATCTGGGTGTACCCAAAATCGTCTTCTAACTCAGAAGAAAATACATCGGGTGAACCAGAACCTTCTTCAAAAGAAGAACCTATGATTTGAGCTACGTCATCATCAGCAATGCTATTACTTCCACTTACAGCAGATACATCAATTACCTTACCTGTAAATGTGGATTGATTGCTTGCATGAGCAACTCCTGAATCTACTCTCACTAATGCCTGACCGTATCCATCTGTATCATCTTTCGTTCCGACAGCTAAGACCATACCTTTAATAAGGTACTCTACAGCGGCTCCACCAGCAGTATCAACAGTAAATGAATACGAAGAACCTGCGGCAACCGTACCAACAGCACCCTTAATTAAAAGAGAACGGTCTGTAAAACTAATTCGGTTACGATTTTCTAAATAACGGAACACGGGGTCATCGGTAGGTGACTTAGCAACCTGATTAAGATATACGAAGAATGGTGATTCTTCTGGAACTAACTCGGCAACCCTGTCACCGAAGTTAAATATTCGTCTTCTATCCGGTCTTTGACCTACACCAGCATCAGAGGTAGTAGCTGTTATATCACTGGATTTTAATACTCCAGAATTAAATGATATTGCCATTTTATTACCTTTGTGTTATGTGGTTATTATTAATCACGGTAATCTTCCAGAACCTCCAGTCGATATGATCGAATCAAACATCCTGTCAGCATCATTGCGTTGAGATGTTTGTGGCTGTCCTTGAAGCACTCCTGCTGTGCGAGGAGCCTGCTTTGCCGCAGTTACCGCTTCCATTGTATCATTGTTTGCAACAGATTGACCGTTTTGCATCTGCCAAAGTTTAACTAAGTTGTTCAAACCTACTCTCTCTTTTGGCTGTGTTGTAAACTGTAAGAAACTATTTATGTCATTATCTGACATCTTATATGTTCCTCTTAATTCATTCACAGTGTTTTGCATTTGCATTTCAGCTTGCATCTGTTGCTGTTGTTGAGCCATCTTAGAATTTACTCTCTGGTCAATCATATTAGTCATTTCTGATGCAAAAGCATCACCAGTTTTAGTACCTTTCTCAGTTAGCTCCCAAGGATTGAACTCTTCCTTGCTTACTGTTTGCTCTGGTTGCTGTTGTGTTTGTTTTCCGGCAATACCATCTTCAAGAACTTTTACCAAGTCTGGTCTCTGCTCCAGTAGTTGAAGTATTTGAGCACCTTGTTGCAACTTAGCATTTTCGGCCTGAGCACGATCATACATAGATTGAAACTTCTTTGCTTCTGCTTCATAATCTATAGAAGTAGACTGTTCTTGTGTAGGTTCTTGATTTTCAGCTACAAGCTCTGGGCCTGCCTGCTGACTGATAATATCCTCTTCAAAAGCACTATTAGCACCGGGCTGTTCGCTAGGGACATTCACTTCCTGTTGTTCTAGTGTTGACATAGTTTCTCCTTAGATGTCTTTAGGCTTCTGGAGCAGAACTGACTTTTCTCTGAACATCTTTCAGATTGTTAGCCAATTTCTCAACCTCAAGCTTCACCTCATTTTCTAGTTTTCCACGTTGTACCCTTCTATCTGCTTTAGACTCAGAATTGATTTCGGATAGTCTAGATTTAAACTTCTCGACTTCAACTCTCTTTCTATCACTGACAGACTCTCTTTGGGCAGTTTGCAAGTCACCCTGCAAATTCTTTATCTGTTCCTGCATTGCCTGTATCTGCTTTTGCAACAACTGCTTCTCTTCTGTTCTACGCATAATACCTTCCTTATCAAACAACTCAGGATTCTTCTTTAATACCTCGTAACGATCAACAATTCCCAACTGGAATGCTTCTAAGTAAACAGCAAGCTCTGCATATTTACTAGATGGTAATGTTGAGCCGGGCTCAATTCTTACGTCATGTTGATCTAGCTTATGTCTTTCTTTCTTTAGGTCTAACACAGCCTGAGATACGTCTGTGTAAAAGTTAGCCATGACTTCTGTTATATTATTGTTTGGCTGTGCCAATCTAAAAATCTTTTTGTATGTGTAGTGACCTTTAGATAAGTTATACAAAACCTTACCCAACTTATTCATACTAAACTCTATGTCTCTAAGTTTAGACTTTGGTCTTTCGCTACCTAAAGCAATCATTCTTTCTGTCGCTCTCATAGTCTCTGGAGCTTTCTCTGCAAAACCATGCATCATCTCAGGAAGTCCAAATATAAAATCTATATAAAACTCTGATTGCTGTATCAACCTATAGAACTCACCAGCTAAAGGTTGAGGGGCTGGGTAGTGCGGTTCACCTTGGGATGAATCAACTTCTATTACGGCATTGGGGTTTGCCCAGTCTTTCTCTAACTGATCTATATCGTCCACACTACCCAAAGGAACTAACAATTTTAATCCTGCTGAAGCTTGTGCATGTGATAATGCAAGTGACCATAACTTATTTAAAAGTCTCTGCATAGGTCTAGCTCTTGAAACGTCTGACTTAGGATAAGGAGTGCCAGTCCAGATATTTGGAAGGGGCACTATTGGGTATTCATCGGTATTAAGTATCTGTTCATATAGCACAACCTCACCCATTGATGCACACACTTTTACACGAGTCTGTAAAACCTCTATAGTTGTAAATGCTCCAATGTCAAAAGCATCTGAGTTTTCCTCAAAGAACTTAGTATACTCTTCCTGAGAAAGAATATCTTCTTCTTGAGTCTTCATATCGATAACTCTGTAATAAGGAACTTTTACTTTAAAAAATCTTTCTAGTACCTGATACTTCTTTACTTGATAATAGTCTTTATCTTTTACATCTGCTGGTGTAAATACTACCATTGAGTTTTTGTTTTGAGAAGATGGATAATCTTCTTCATCATATGTAAATCCAGATATATCGTTAATTAGACCGGGTATGGTTTCTCCTGTTACTGGATCAACCCTGTCTCCTAATTCTGGGTAGAGGTTGACGGCTTGTTCACCTGTTAA